CTATAATGAGTACATCAAAAGGAAGGAGGGAAACGGAAATGAAATTTGGGAGAATCAATGGAGATTACGTATTAACAGGACGATACAGCGATATTAGATCGCCGTTGTTTGGTAAATATTACGTTGATTGGCACAATAGAACCGGGCGGTCTATTAATGATGGCGTGCCAGATTCATTTGATACATGGGCCGACGTGATAAGTTATTTATCCAAGTATGACGGGAAGAGACTATAAAATACGGCCCATAAAGGGCCGTATTTTAATATGCAACCATTAAAAGGTTAATCTGAAACGAGTTTTGATTTGGCCACGGTGATGATCCATACGCAAGGGCCGCTCGAATATTGGAGCCCTGATTGATTGTGAAATTGTACAAAGTTGCGGGATATGATGAATATGCTACATAACTTAATATAAATATTACATTATTAATGCCCACGGGCCATGGTATTGTGATCCAACTAGATTCATCAGGAATTACAGTTACGATATATTGCAGCAGTCCGGCACCATAAGACCCCCACCCAGTACTTATTAGCCATGTGCTTGACGCATTAATTGCGTTTTTAAATGCGGGCGGGTTTAGCGTGGTATACAATTTAGCGACTACGGGCGGTTGTCCTGATGGTGTGTATATCTGTTGCACTACTGGAGCACTATTAACTATTTCTTGACTGTCTATTCGCAATTCCCATGAATTGTTGTTAGCGGTACTATAAATCGCGACTCCGGGGTATCGCGTGTTATAGAGTGGATACATTTCCACCAGCGCGTTTTTTACTCTAGATACCGTTACATTCCCCGTTTCTCCATTAACGCTTGTCACCGGATACGGCGGCGGGTTGCTAGCAGAATATTTTCCGTCAACCTCTGTTTCCAGATTAGACACGCCCTGCTGTAAGGTGTTAACCTCATTTCCTAATTCTTCAATATCTGACGAAAACGTATCAATATTTTGCTGTACGGTGCCGCCTGCCGTTGCGTTGATATCGGATGCGGTTAGCGACACGGCGCCAGTTTTCCCGTTGACGGAATCAACGGCGCCTCCGCCCGTGGATATCTCGACGTCCCCGGTTTGTCCATTGACAGACGTGACGGGATACGGCGGTGGATTGCTAGCGTCATATTTTTTGGCTAGCTCTGCCGCAACGCTCTCATCGTTGCCATCGCTGACGGAAATGTCACTGCCTTTGAGCTCTACAGCCCCCGTCTTTGTATTGACGGACGTGACCGGATATGGCGGCACATTATCAGGCCCATAAAGCGTACCGATAACGCCAGATACACTTTGATCATCTGATGTGCTCAAGGAAATATCATCGCCAGTTAGAGTAACCTTTCCCGTTTTACCGTTTACGGAATCAACGCCCCCGCCCCCTTGTACAGTCACATCTCCCGTCTGTCCATTGACAGAGGATACACCAATGACATCCCCCGTTTTGCCGTTAAACGTGCGAACATATTTATCCCCGAAAGCAGGATCATTATTATTAAGGTAATCAATCACTTCATCAAGGCTGCATGCGATTTCTCGCACAGCCTGATAGAGGTCAAGAGGCGGTTTACCCTTTAATTTATCGCGCATGTTATCCCTCCTTAACCAGAAATCGGATTGCCATTGACAAAGAACCAATCATCAGCGGACGTACCGGGCCCGACTGCAAAATATAGGCTATTTGGAGTAGAATTTCTAAAAAAGATATATGCCAAACCGCTTGAATTGCTACCAACAATGTATAGCAATCCATTGTCCGACACAGAGGAAGACCACGGCAAAAAACCTGACGTTCTATAAACTCCGCACGGCTGATTACGGACGGAATCCCATGACATATATTGCTGTTCCGTGAAAGCAAGTTTTGTGTTAAGTGCTTGCTGTACATTACCGCTTGTGGCCGATATATCGCCTGCCGACAATGTTACAGCGCCCTTCTTGCCGTTAACGGAATCAACGGGATAAGGAGGTGGATTTTTTGCACTGTATTTTTGTGACAGTACGCCATCAATAGATTGATCGTCCGTGTCGCTGACTGATATGTCGCTTCCTTTAAGTTCAACATTCGGCCCTGCTTTCCCGTTTACCGTTACAACGACTTCGCCAAGGATTTCATTGATTTCATTGATCGTATCCTGTAATTTTCCCGCCAACGTGCACATAGCTTCATACAGCGAAAGATCTGTATCCTCTACCGATGGAATTGTGATATTGATACACATCTTAAGCGGCTTGATATTTGCTGCCATTAAAATACCCCCATAAACAAACATTCAAGGTCGTTATAAATCATAAGGTTGATATTCCAGAATACCTCTGCTTCCTTCCTCTTTATATCCGCATAACTTTCCCCGCCTTCCTTTCCTACCCAGCTTTCTTCCATTTGCGTCTGTGACGTGTTATCCGTGTTTTCTGTTTCCTGACGGTTTTGTGTTCTATCCCTGCTTTTGTTAGAAGTATAATCCGTGATATCCTCAGACGTTGTGCTGTTTGTTTCGTTTTTCGTGGATGTGTTTGTAGTGTTGGTTTCGTTTGTAAGAGTAATATCATCCTTAATGTAGTTATAATTTGTGAGATATTGCCCGCTTTCTACATTCGTAATGCTCCCTTGTGGTGTGGCGCTAAAAGAATGCCTGTTTTCTGTATTCGTCGTCTCATCCGTAGAACTATTCCCTGTAGAGTTTTGGCTTCCCGTCAACGTGTTTTTGGTTTCAATGTTTGTCGTCTTCTTATCAGTTGTGGTATCCGTGTCGTTTGTGTTATCCGACACTGTGTTATGCTTGTTTGCGGTTCCGGTCGTGTCTGTATTCTGCGTGCGCGTCATGTTAGTATTGTCGAATAAATTATATTTGGTACTCTGAATTTCAAAAAGTCTTGTGTAGTATGGCATGATGTCATAGAGTTTTGCCTGTAAGCGTGTCTTCCAACGACCATAAGTCTCAACGCCAATTTCCCTATATAAGTATCTCCTAATAAATTGTTCTTCAAATTCCTGTTGAGTTTGCGCATTATCAGTGTAGAAAGGATAGCTAAAATCAAATATCTTTGGCGCGGCTTGCGATATCAAGTCATTGATATCATTCCACGTTGCCCTTTCCGTTTGCGTCGTTTCGCTCTCTACGATTTCCCGCAACGTAACTGTCCATGAGGCCACCTTCCATCCCTCCTATCTTGTAAAGCCCGCTGATAACTTCCTCAAGGTTGCTTTCATTATATTTAACTTGCAAGTCGGTGCCAAACTTTCTATTAAATCTTTCGCAAAATTGTTCACGGGGCATAAGCCGAGCTTTTCGGGCCGTTCTGATAAGCCCCAGTGATGCAGCATTTTCGCCGTTTGTAACTCGTTCCGCCTTGTTGATCGCCCCAGAAAAGACACCACAAAAATTGAGAAATTCGGAAAGCAAATCGAATTTGGTGTCTTGTAATTTATCCGCAACATAGGGGGCAGGCGTCAAGACGGCATCGAGCATGTAATCTTGACTTTCTTTGCCCTTTGGAGAGAAGATTGCGCGCTCCCCATTGGCAACGAGCCGCATCATGTTTTTGACGGTCAAAAGCTGATCTTCCGTCGTCTTGATGATGTAGGGCGTTTTTTGGTTATCTGCGTTGACGTCTATAGAAGCATCGATTTTTGCAAGACGGTTTGCGAATAGGTTGATTTTATACAAAGGGTTTTCCTTTGTTATGGTGTCATAACATGGTGTTCCGTTTGCGGCGGAAACGGTTTCATTGTATCCATTCATCCCCCACACGTTATATTTGATAGGATAACCATACACATCTAATTGGTCAGCCGCATTTGCTGGGAGGATAACAAGACCCACATCATCAATGGGATAGCCATACACAAGGCCGTTTAGGGTAAGCCATCGCTCGGCAAAAATCATATCTACGCCATCTGGAATGTTATTATAGCAGAATGTTGATGAATAAATATTGATGAGGGTATCCTGCCAATACTTAAAAGCCGTTATATACCCCGCCGGGGCGTCAAGATCGATAATGTCAACCGGATTTCTTTTTCTTCTCGCCATAAATATCACCCGTTTCCTATAATCGAATTATCGCGACTGTAGTCACCTATCCATGCAGGATTGTGCCATAGCGTAATACCACGGTCAAATAGGCTCTCAATAATCTGCACTGCGTATTGTGGGATTGATGCAGTAATTTGGCATCCCACTGTTTTTACGTAATTCCAAGATGCTCGGCTTGTCATTTCGGGGACTTTAACCGTATTGACCTGATACCCAAACATATCAAAATATTTATCGATTCTTTGTGCAAAATCGCTTGTAATTGAAATTTGAGTAAATTTGAACGAATATTGCCGATCAGCAAAACCGGAATATGTTGCACCTGTTGCCACGGCATTTAGATTGTTAATCGAATGACTTTTAACTTGTGCCTCAATTGCAGCCACCTGCGCATTATAGTCCGTGCGCATTCTTAGACCGAGCTCTTGTTCATAATTTGCTAGTCCCATAGTGGCGTTTAGCGCATTTGCTGCTCCAGATACAATACCGCCGGGGTTAAGGCCCATCATGCCTTGCAACATTCCAAGTCCGCTTTGTGCCAGTGATTGACTATAATTGTTTTGCGCTGATGTCATTGCGGTATTATAACGTTGCCGCCCGATGTCGCCATATCGATCATAATTGTCAAGTTGCTGCAAAAATACACTGTAATTTTGCGCGTACCATGCCTTAAACGTATCGATACGGTACGAACACACCGGGAAATTTGTAATTGTTAATGCATTTTCATAGTCTACAGATAGATTTTTCCACGATGCAGGATATATTTTCATTTCATACGGAAAGCCGGGGAAAGATTTTAGATAAAAACTATACCCGCCTTGTGTGTTAAAATATTCATAGGGGTATTCTGCATTCTGCCCTTGTCCTGTTGATACTCTCAAATATTTATAAGGAGCCGTAAATAGTTTTTTATTTTTTGGTGTATATCCATTTACAGATGTATATGGCTTGCTATAAGTTAATGTTGAGGTTGCCGTTGTGAACATATTATGAGGCACGCAAAACACAGAAACAATGCTATCAAGATAGTTTGCTGCCATAATTGCATTAAGTGCCCCTGTTGCCTGCGCGTCACCATTGCACACCGTGTACGCAAGGCCACTATAAATCCCATATGCAGATGATGGCGTGTAGTTGGTTACCACTTCATAATTATTTGCGATATTGACCCATACGGCGGCAAGAATTACTACATCAAAATCTTCTACATAAGACACATCTTGATGTTCTACAACATATTCTCCCATTTCAACATCTTCCGGAACAACATTTTTACCGATTGTATCATCAACAACATGTTCACGGGCTACAAAACATTGATTCATTTCAAAATCAAATTGCCATGTTACAAAGCTGTCTTCCATAAAGGTTATGCGAGTAGTTCCATTATTGACATATTCAAGACGGATAATGAAAGCATAGAACCATTTGTTCTCAAAGTTCGTATTTTTATAACCAATATAGTTACAGTCATATAAGTTTTCAATCGGTATACCGACAAGGATAGAATTCCCTTGTTCATATGTATAATTTTTTAATAAATATTTTGTTTTTGCGGCAAAATAGGCGTCCCTTAACGTGGAATTTTCCCATGTACAAGTGTGTTGGCAATTCGGGTTTAATGGGACGTTATTCATTATTTGGATATCACTATTCGGCGCAATAACCGCCATCGTCTTCCACCTGCCTTCCAATCAAACGTCGTTGGCGTTGGCGGGGTAACACCTCCGCCAAACTCGTCATACAGTCTATTATACCAGCTTTCGGCCTGATCTGGGCGTGACCCATAACTTCCGGATGCACTTCTTTCGTAGTTGCGGTAAAATACTCTTGCTAATTCTGCCGCATCCCATGTACTGGCCTTGTATTCAGGCCACGTCATAGTGTAGTATTCTGTTTCGTTACGCCAGCCGCCTTCGCCGAGATCAAGAAAATCAAGCTGAACATCCATCCCGCCTACTGTACCGCCGTCTGTTTTATTTGTTGTATAACCCCTTTGTTCTGCCCAGTATCCGTATGTCGGATGGCCTGTTCCGTGGTAGTTTGCTGGATCAATCCATTCCCCGTTATTGTTTTGTCGTGTATACCACGGTGTCCATTGGGGCAAACCGTAGCCATAATTACCCCAGTTATCCCACCTATCTTGTTGACTAATTTCAACAATGTTAGGATTCATCAAACTTTCGCTTTGAAAGTTGCCTAACATTCCACAAATAGCATTTAATGTCCATCCTGTTTTTTTAGTCAATAGATAATTACAGATATATCTTGCGTTCGTGTACTGCTCGTCATCTTGCAGCCTTGCATTAAATGTGTTTATGTATGTATAAGTTGGCATAAGCAAAGGGAGGGAATGCCCTCCCTCCCTCCTCTCTTAACTGAGTGTTACGGTTGCCGTTTTTGTGATCGTTGGTGTCTGCACAGAGGTTGCAGTGACAGTCAGTGTTGCTGCGCTCTCCTCTACGCCAACATGCAGAAGACCTGTTGCGGTGATGTAGGTGTCAGCCTGCGTACCTCCCGACACACTCCAGCGGACAGCCTGAGATGCGGTGGCCGGAGTGACGGTTGCTTCAAACACCTGCGTGTCGTCTGTGCCCATCTCTGCGGCGGCTGGCGTAATCGTAACAGCGGTTGCCGGGGTGAGCGTTGCCGTCGTAAACATAATGGCATTACTAAACGGCGATACACTGTAGGTGGCCCAGTGATGGAGGAAATACTGCCAATTAAGGCCCTGACCGTTATAGTTTTCCGTGAATTTGATCAGATTGTCATAAATCTGGAAAAATTCATCGTCAACCAGCAGGCCAACACAATTTTCCATGTTTTCGCCGAAATCATCGGTGATCATGTACGTCCCCGCCATAAAGTCACGGTACTGGAGATTAAACGCCATCGCCAGAGAGTTGACATCCACAACAGCCGCGACGTCAGCACGCAGAATAAGTACCTGACGTTCTTTCGGCGTAAAATTCGTAACTCCATAATGATTATAGAGGTTAGACGGGAACGTCAGCATATTGGACATCGTGCGAATCGTCGTCACAATACTGTTAGCGTTTTCGGCAGAAACGGCTGGCACGTTGACCTGATAAAAATAGGGGGCGTTACCGCTCATCAGCTCTTTAGTCTGGTAAAACTGATCACGATTATTAGCGCCGTACATCTGGTCAACAATCTGAGCGACAAGAGAGCGCATCCCGCCCTCACTGAGGAAAGAAGCGTACAGGGAATCATACTGGATGGTGTCTTTGTAAAAAATCTTACTGTTGCGACGATGGAAAACGGCGTTAACGTCGGGAATGACGCGCTTGTAAACCTCATTTTCAGCAATGGCAGGATTGTATTCGTGAGCATTTGCCATGTTCACGTAAATTTCCTCAATCGTCGTTCCATAACGGTTAGTGCCTTTGCGGAATTTCTGGAACTGATCATTATATCTACGGGACGTGTACCGCTCCCCGGAAATACGATTGACAATAGCCGCAACATAATCATTCTGCAAAGTCTGCGAATTCATCACGACATCCGCGACCTGCTGGAGATTTTCCCGGATAGCAATTGGCACATTGCGCTGATAATCTGCGCTTGCGTGCGCTCTGATTTCATTAAGTACCTGTGTAAGCTCTGCCATGTTAGTTATACCTCCTTAAAAAATTCGCCAATAATGTCAATGTCTCCATAGTCTGTGCCGCCAGAGGGTTTACTGTCGTTCGTCTCAATCCCTCCCCAGAAACGATTTTTAAATCTATCCTTTTCTGCCTGCAAATCTTTTTCAAGCTGTTCCACACGGGCGGCACGTTCGGCAAGTACGCCGTAGTCATCGACCAAATTAGTGATAGCTGTCATTGCGTCGTCGCTGGTGTTATCTCCTGCGATTGTTTTAAGCAGGTTTTTCAATTCGTCAATCGTCATGTTGTTCTCCTTTCAAATATTCTGTTATGATCCCATAAATTTTATTGAGGACTAACTTTGCGTCCCCTTGCTTAAATAGGGTGATGTATTGAGATGCGCAATAACCGGTCTTGCCCTCATAATATATTGGATAAAATCCGTATACCGCACTGCCTGTTACACTGACAATCGCCCCCTTTGGGATTTTAAAAATTACCTCCCCGCTCATAGACGGCGCATCCCTCACATTAAGGGGCGTACTCAACGTTGTAACAATCCCATTACCAACCTGTCTTCTGCAATACTCAACCGAAAGCAACGGTGCCGCATAATCCCATTGATCAAGGCTATCTTTGCAAAATCCGGAAGACTTTGACTTTGCATTGTAAACGCTTGTGCCATGCTCATCAATAAGACCAATGTGATAATAGTCGCCTAAACCATCGGTTTTATATTCGTCTGGTTCTCCTTCTTCTCTCCATTTAAAGACGGCGTATCCCGGCTTACCCTCTTTAGCTGGTACCATGGTGCCAACGTATTTACGGGCAATCCGATTAGATCCATGATAAATATTTTCGCCAAACTGTTTGTATGCCCAGACAAAAGCGCCACTGCAATCTACTAGCCCTTTTTCCGCCTTCCCTAGCTCATATTGCCAATGTTCATCATACATTTGCCTGAATAATTCAATTAATGCATCTTTATTGATCATTTTTCTTTACCAATTCCGTTAGTGCGTTTACGGCGGCAGTATTGTTATCAATCGCATTTTTAAGGGATTCATAGTCGTATTTGCGTTGTTCAATGCCTTGTTTCTTCGACCATACAATGTAATAGCCCAGTGCGCAACAAGCAAAAATCGGAAACCCACACCCATTGATGATTTGAATAATCGTGTTGACATCCATCATTCCCACCTCCTGATGCTAATATATCATACTATTGCCCCCCGTGTCAATGCCCTAAAAGGCTATGAAAGATATTTTTGCAATATTGGCTTTCATACATAACAAGCCCTAACTCGTATGAATTTATAACCTTTTTCATAATGTATGAATTATAACTAATCGTCGTCACCTCAGGTGTCGCTGTCTTTGGATCATTTGTATAATGTATTTTTGCGTCTTTTGTGTCTTTCGACACAAAATATTGCATAAAAGCAGGCGCTTTCCAAATTGCAATAGTGTTACCATCAACACTAATTGTGCACAAAATATAACTCCCTCTAGGCTTTGGCATAATGTTAGACACATCATCTTCTCGCGCCTTATTTTCAATGGCGCTTTTTGCATATAGGCTCCCTTTTAATATTCTACCCCGCCTTGTGTTATATTTAGCATTGATATAGGCGGGCCTATCAAAGTTAATTGCTACAATATCATTTGTTTTGTAAAGGCGTGGGCTATTCGGTGTAAAACGAATACCATAAAATAGAAAATATGGATTAACTCCGGTTGAATAATTTGATAAGAATATAACCTTTACTTCCCGCATACGACTAATCGATTCATTTAAATCCTCAAACATTTCAACCTCGCGCGGGAGATAGTGATGCATGCTTTTGTATAACAGAAATTCATCAAAGCATATAACGCCCACATTGTCAAACGCACTGACGCCTTTGTATAGCACTCCCTTTGAAACAGGGAGGAAAAAACCTGCCTGCTCCCCGTTAATATAGGCTGTGCTATCTTTTATTTCAAAATTATCATCTGGAAATTCCTGTGAAATATCCGTGAAAAAATTTTGAAGCAATTTTTTTGAAAGCTCAGACGAAAATCTTCGCAAATACACAAACTGTTTGCCAGTATTTTTGAATAAGTTAATAGCATAGCGCTTAAAACTGTATGTTTTACCCACACCACGCATGCCAATCAAAAAATAGTACAACACATCATATTTTACAATATAATCAGCTATATCTATATAAATTTTATCTTCCATAGCCTCACCTCTAATAAAATAGAGGGAAACACAATCCGGTTGATGAATCCGAACAAGCACGGCCCCGGTTTTCCACGGCATCACGGCCTTGCTAAAAGTGTTTAAACCCTCTATGATTATTATAACATATTTCACGGAAATGTCAAGCCTTAATCTCAAAAGTTGTCGGCAAAAGTACCGTCCCACCCTTAACGCGTGCAGGCCGCAATTTGCCAGTGTAAACCGCGCCCACCTTAAAATTATCATACGTAACCTGATCATAACACCTGCTTGGTAATCCAGACACTGTTATTTTTAACCAATGATTTTTATCATCCTTCCAGCAATTCGCCGCATAATCAATAATTTTTTTGTTATAATCTTCATCGCTCAAAATGGTATCTTCAATATAACATTTCTGCCTTAAATATTTAGCCCTGCAAAACGTGCTTTCATGCTTCCATGCGCCTAGTTTCACGTCGTCAATTTCAAGGCAATCTGGCTCCTCTGTCCCTTCCAAATGTAAAGAATCTGTATCAATATACAATACTCGATCATATACTCTTTGGGCACTTGTAATAGTTTTATAACGCGCATTCGCTGTGATGAAACTTGCAACAGGCACATATATCGTATCACGCAATTGCCTAGGTGTTTTTGTGTAGCGTATCTTATCATCATAATACGGTATTGCATTTGCAACATAAGGCGACGTGCCAAATTTGCCGTAAAGACTATTTAAATATAACTTTGCAATGGCCCGCATCCCCGGGTTTTTGTTAATAGTGGCATCAATTTTAACGTTAGTCCAATAATCAATATATTCATCAAATGATCCGGAAACCGCTCTAAATTTCCAGCCCCCAAAAAATTCTAATTCATAAACATTGTAATGTTCAACAAATATATTAAAATCAACATTTGTCATTGTCATAGATATAACTTCATCATTTGACGACGTAAGATATTCTGTAGGAATAAAACGGCAATTATTTTTTAATTGTACTGTTGGCAAAAACCCCTTTTTCAATTCAAAAGCGCATCTAAATCTTATAATGTATAATGGATAGTTTTCGTCTTGAATATAACATCCGTCAAACTTTTTAGGCCTGCCAATCGGAAGAAGATTTGGGGAATGCATCGCCCACGGAAAAAGACTGTTAACGTCAAGCACAATTCCCGGGCCTATATCCTGCCCGCGACGATCCCCTTTTGCTAGTACATAACCGCCCTTATATGAACGCCTGACGTCTGCGTCAAGCTCCACCCCCAACAGCGGAAAACGTCTTCTAAAATTTTTCTTCCCGCCAATTATATCATAATAATTAGCTAGGGCATTTGCTCCAATCGTCATTTTTCCAGCGGACATTTTTTGTAATTGCGCTAGGCCCATTGCAACAATCGTTATATCCCCCTTGAGATACTCTTTTTCTTCTTCACCAATTTCATGGTCTATTCCGCGCGGCTTATCATAATCTATTGATAATTTTTGATACTTTAATTTAAACGTCTTTGCAATGGCCTCAACACTCATGTTAAGCAATTTTAGACTATCTCTTATTTCTACTGTTCTACGCTTTGGGGCGATGTCTACGCAAATCTGCATGCTGTAAAATTTGCCGTCATCGGATATCAACGTTCTAAACTGTCCAATTGTCAACTCTTTGTCTTGCGTATGCTCAAAATCATGCGTAAAAAGATAGTTCATGATAAAGTCTGTGTCAAATTTAGCATTATGAAAATATATTAAATCATTATTAAGTCCGAATAACCATTCTATAAACGTTTCTATACTGTTTCCGTAACGATAGTAAGTAGGTTCATCTGCTACATTACAAACTCCCCATGCCCATACCCTGCAATCATCTGGGTTTGTTGTTGTTTCAAAATCCGCACTATAAATCATGATAGCACATCATTCCAAGCAGATATAAAACTGTCAAATCTGCTCTGTAAAACTGTTGCTGTGTCGTAGACAAAATCTAATGATAACAATTCGTTCGTTCCGACATAATATTCAAAATCTTCGGAGGATAATTCGGAAAGCCTCGTAAACAAATCCTCTATTTCTTCGGAATTCATATCACCAAATACAGAAATAATGCCGTTATAATAATTCGTTAAAAATAAGTCTTGCTGTTCTTGTCTCTGCTTTTCAGATGTTTCCCGTTCAAGTCTGCGTATAATCCTGTCAAAATCGGCTTGTTTATAACTGCTCTCAAAATCATATACTTTGGGTTGCAGGCTTGTAACGTATTCTGATCCCATGTATACGGCCTCTTCCTCTGGTGTAAGCCGCTCCCTTAATTCTGCCTTGCGCTCTTCCGCTTCCTTCGCCATGCGGCGCGCTCGCTTAATCTCATAGTCTGATGCGGCATAGCCCTGTCCTCTCACTTTTTTAACAAGATCGCCGGGGCGATTAATTTTCCTCAAGTCGACCATTAGTTTTACGGCGTCAGTATAATTCATCTTTTCAAGCTCCCTAATCGTGGGGATTTTTACCTGTGTTACCAAACGATCTTTATATATTGCATTTGCTTCCCTTTGTATTGCTCGTGCTTTTTTAAGTGTATTTAGATAGCCTTTCCTCTGATCTACTCTGAATTTAGCCACAAAAAAGAGGCAATGCATATTGCATTGCCTCTTTCACCTCCTTTATACTGCTACAAGGGTCAAAACTTGCCTTTCCCCTCTGTTGATCTGCTTAACTTTAAGCATAAGCCCGTTTTCCCACGTTGGGTGGCCAAAAATCTTGATAATACGCTTGAGAGCGTTTAGCACTCCACCGCTTACACACTGGTATCCTACCCCGTCCACATCAATCAGAACAATGCGGGGAGCTTGCGTAATGGTGCCGTCTCCCTGTTCAAGGTCGATGACTTCAACAAAAATGTCTTTTACGTTTACTACCTCATTAATATGATCTCTGAGGTTTTCTTCGGGAGAAGATACAGCGTTGTAAAACAGCACTTTATCTTCCTGAGTTACACACTCCATAGAGGAATACGAAGCACCTTCATTTTCGATATCAAGCACAAATTCCTTGTTACGTACAGTGATTTCATTTTCCATAAAATTACATCTCCTTCTTTGTCGCATACTGCATAAAAGTGTCAATACCCATTTCGTAAACTTCGGATGTGTGGGTGATTTTGCCAAGCATCAGATTTTTTCCGTGATACGCTTTCTGTGCATATCTGAGAGCAGACGAGCCAACAACCTTTGTACTCTTAATCAGGACAGGCTCAAGCGGCTTAAGCAACACATTCTCGCCGTCGGGCACGACTTCGCTAACCTCAATCAAGGTGTCCGTAACCGTTCTAATGATTTTTTCCATTTCTGTTAATCCTCCCTTGTCGTGTACAGAACTTTTAATGCCTTCGGTATTTTACTTTGCAACATGATCAACTTGTCCCCATTCTTATTTATAAAGACATAGTTATCATCAATGTACTGTGTTCTTTGGTCTGGTTGATTCACCTCCCTAAACGCTCGAATATCTATGTCAAACGCTATGTAGCGTGTGTTCGGCATCGCTTTCACCTTCAATCTTCCTAATACGATATGGGATTGCTTTATAATGCTTGTTATGCTTCACTAAATCTTTGTAAGCTCTGACAGCGGCTTTAATGCTGCTTTGCAAATGGCCCACTTGCGACCAGTGGTCTTTGTCAATTTTTATTTCTGTGATATACATTTTTTGTACCCTCCTTTCGTCTGAAGGTATAAGTCTCCTTTGAAATCTATAATGTATCTATTGCTACAATAATTAACTTCACCAGTTTCGCTTGTATAACACTTGTGTTTAATAAAGCGGTATAACCTTTCTTTGATATAAACAACGTCTGTTTCCATCGTTTCGGCCCTCCCTACAAGGAACCCCACCATGAAACATAAGACAGCTGCAATCATCAAGCCTAATATCATATTCTTTCCTCCATTATAACACATTATTGCAAGTTGTTCAAGACTTTTTCACGCTATTTTCTATCATAACATGTTCAATTAACGTCTCTATAACAGTATAAGGATTGTAACTTGCATTTCTCAGCAAGTTAAAAACACCAGTATCATCAAACCTGCCGACAAAATCATTATATTCGCAAAACAAGTTAAGTTTTGTGCGGCAATATGCGCTTCCTCCACCCTTTAAAAATAATTTTATTTCCTCATCTGTAAAGCTTCCGCGAAGAATGCAAGTGTAGTTAATCGCAAAATCCCCATAATCAGCGAAAGCTTTCGTATAGTTATGCTCATAAGTTATTTTTAAAGTTTCAATTCTACACTCTTTTTCTTGCAGCGGAACTTCTACCGCGCTATACGGAAAATCACGTTCAAGCATTTTAAATGCTTCTTCCCTATTTTTCGCTATTACATATTCTGGGCTTCCTTTAATGCTATATACTCTGTATTTCTTCATTTTTATACACACCTCCACTCTTTCACGGTCTCCCACCCATCAATCGCCGCTGTCGTCCCTAACAGGCAACGCTCGATACGCTTAATGCTTGCAATATTGTCTTTAATCTCGTAAATATAGCGGTATTTCCGTGTGTCAACACATCCCTCTTTAATGACCCGTTCAATAAAATCTACTGTCATTTTCGTGCCCTCCATTTCTTCACGACTTCCCAATTGCCGTATGCTGCTGTTGTGCCTATCAGCGAACGCCTTAACCGTTTGATGTATGCAATTTCACAGATGGGATCATAAATGTAACGATATTTCTTTGTGTCAACAACCCATTCAGCGATAACCCGCTCGATAAATTCCTTTTTC